AGCTCAACATTTGAAACTGAGGATGGCGGTGAACGTAAATTTATTGATTTCAATCTGCCTTACACTACAAGCAGCCCTATGGCGCAAAGATTAGCAAAGATTGCTTTATTTAGAAACCGTCAGCAGATATCTATGCAGCTTTCATGTAATTTAAATGCTTTTGATTTATCGGTTGGCGATAATGTTAGCATCACAAATGCCCGTTTAGGATTTTCTTCTAAGGTGTTTCAAGTGGTTGAGTGGTCGCTAGCGTTGCGTTCAGACAACGACAACAATCCCATTATGGGCGTGGATTTGTTTCTGCGCGAAAATAATAGCGCGGTTTATGATTGGGATGCTGATGAGAAGGTATTTACTTTAGACAATACCAGCTTGCCTAATCCATTTAATATAGCCGCGCCAACTGTCACAGCTACAGATACAACGCAGATTATCAATCAAAAAGTAACATCTGTTATTGTAGTCACGCCATCTAGCACCAGCCAATATTTGTATCAGTATGAGGTGCAAGTTAAGAAAACCACAGACACAGATTATATTTCTTTGGGTATATCTACATCTGATGTTTTTGAATACAAAGACACAGAAGCTGGCGCAACTTACGACATTAGGGCGAGGGTTATATCTATTTTAGGCGTTAAATCAGCGTTTGGAACGACCACGCACACAATAGGCGCAGTCACTACAGCCGTTCCTGATGTTGAAGATTTTACGGTAAATATAAACGGTCAATTTGCCGATTTAAGATGGACGCCTATAGTTGATGATGCTTTATCGCATTACATCATCCGCCATAGCCCTGTAACAACTGGCGGCTCTTATGGTAACGCTAAAACGATTGCTGACAAGGTATCAAGGCCAGCTAATACAATCACAGTACCAGCGCAGACAGGCACTTACTTTATTAAGGCGGTAGATAAACTAGGGAATGTTTCGGCAGATGCAGCTAGCGCGAAAGCATTGGTTTCATCTTTGCAGGGCTTTGCAAATGTTGGCACTGCGACAGAAGACCCTGACTTTTCTGGCTCTAAGGTTTTGTGCGTAGTCAATTCAGAAGGCAAGTTAGTTTTAGATACATCAGTTAATTTTGACAGCGTGGGCGGTAATTTTGATGATGCATCTGGACTGTTTGATGGCGGTGGTGGCAATCTATATACATCTGGCACTTATAATTTTGCAAATAAGATTGATTTAGGCGCGGTATATACAGCCACATTAAGCTATGAAATGTTGGTAGAACAGCTTTTGATGCATACTGGTACGGCTACAGACGCGGCAACAGATGTGGATATTTATGTTAAAACCACTAATGACGATCCAGCAAGAATATCACCGCCACCAGCTATAACATCTAATCAGAAATTTGTAACTGGTAGCTATACCGCTAGAGGGTTTATTTTCTACGCTAAATTAAAAACCACGCAAAGCGATGAAACGCCAGCAATAAGTGAGCTAGAAGTTACTGCAAATATGGCTAATAGAACAGAGTCCGAAAATGATGTGCAGTCTGGCACTGATGCTGGTGGAAAGGTAATAACCTTCCCTTCTGCTTTTAAAACGCTACAGGCCGTAGCGATATCATCAGGCGATATGCAAAGCGGTGATTTTTATGCTATAACAAGTAAGAGCGCAACAGGGTTTACCATCATATTTAAAGATAGCAGTGATACAGTGGTGGATAGATTATTTGATTATGTTGCAACAGGGGTTTAACAAATGTCACAACACGATTACGTCATAGACAATCAATCATTTCCAGCAACGCGCACAGATTTAAATAATGCGCTTTCTGCTATTGTAAGCCAAAATTCAGGGGCTAGTGCGCCATCTACTACTTATGCTTATCAGCTCTGGTATGATACCACAAATGATACGCTTAAAATGCGTAATAGCGATGATGATGCGTGGATTGATTTATTTGATGTAAATCAAACAACTGATGTGGCTACTATTGCGGCAGATGGCTCTGGTGACATTTCTTTAGGGAATTTTAAGTTTGATAGCGATCAGACGGTTGGGGCAAGCCAAGACGATCACGTTTTAACTTATGATAATGCAACAGGGAAAATAGCTTTAGAGGCGGCTGCTGGTGGTGGGGCATCAGTAACAACAGGAACATTCACTCCTGCATTTTCAACCACAGCTGCAACTGATCCAGATGCTAGTATAGCTACTGCCTATGACGCACAAGTTGGACATTATACAAGAATAGGTGATTTAGTACATATTCAAGCAACTATAATAACGGATTCAGTTTTTTGGGATTACACTAATGGTGGGGCTAGTGGTCAAAATTTAACCGTAGTTGGATTACCATTTACAGTTAAAAATGTGACAAACTATTATCCTACCATATCAGTCGGCAGTTTTGCGAGTTGGAATAGCTGGAGTGCTGGTTACACGCCAATGGGATATGGCATTACTAACACTAAACGTGTTTCTTTGGTATATGCGTATTCTACTTATGTACTTTCTATGATAACAACTAATATTAGTTCGCTTGGGTCTAGTATAGTTTTTAGCATGACTTATGAAACAGATGACGCATAGGTGATTTTTATGATACTGCCTACAAATGAACAAAACGTGAGAGGGCATCGTGATATGCTCTTAATTGCTACCGACTATTGGTGTTTATCTGATAGAACGCCTACGCAAGCGCAATTAGATTATCGGCAGGCACTGCGAGACATAACAACGCAGTCAGGTTTTCCTGATAACGTGGTTTGGCCTACAAAACCTTAAAGACATAAAATGATTGAGATACTCACATTAGCTGCCTCTGTGACAAAAATTGCAGGGGCTATTAGCACTGGTATAAAGGCTGGTAAAGATGTTGCCAGCCTAATGCCAAGCGTTAGCAAGTTAGGTGAGTTAGACGCGCAAATACAGATTGCGGAAACAGGCAAGCATAAAGGCGTATTAAGCAAGCTAGCAAGCACAGAACAGGAAGCATATGCAATTAGCTCTGCTAAATTAGCGCACAAAAAGGCTATGGATGAGCTACGCAGCCACATGATGCTATTTGGTGGCGGGGTAGGTGCGTGGGATGCGTTCCAGCGTGAATTATCTTTAGCGCGTAAAAGAAAAGCAGACAGGCTAAAATACGAGGCTAAGAAACGTAGAGAAAGGGAGTTATTTATCGCAACCGTATTATGTGCTATATTAATGGCATCGGGGGGCTATGGTTTGTATATTTGGGCTGACTATTTAAAAGGTGGTATAAATGGATAGTAAAACGCCAATAGATGTAACGGCTGCGACTAGTACAGGCGCGGTATGGATGGGGATGCTGCCAGAAATGCTAACAGTTATTGCAACAGGATTAACGATTATATGGTTTGCTATACGAATATGGGAAACCGAAACAATACAAAAATTATTTAAAAAATATAAATAATGCCTACAGCCACGATAAGCGGAGCGATAGGGGAGATGATAGCCTGTAGTGTTATTATGGGTTTCGATGGCTGGTCTGCTGCTCATGTTCCTACAGATGGTTATGATTTAGTGGCTTTTGATGATGTAGGTGCGTTAAGGGTGCAAGTTAAAAGCGGATTTCCTAGGCAAGAGCGAGACGGAAGGTCTAGGTGCTACCACTTCAATAATGGCAGTGGCGGCAAGAAACAATTAAGGCACGACCAGTATGATATCATATGTCATTGCAGTTTACTTGAACGCAGATGCATCTTCTACGCAGCCGCGTCCATCAATAAAACCAGCCAAAGATATAACCTGTCGGCTTTCGATGATGTGCATAAAGAAATGGATAGTTGGCAAAAAGCAGTGCAAATTGTGCGGGAAGGGTTTTGCTGATGGATTGGTCTAAATATCCTAATTTTACAGAAAAAGAGTTTGCTTGCTCACACACTGGTAAATGCGATATGGATGCGGCTTTTATGGAAAAGCTACAAGCCTTGCGCTCAAAGTATGGCAAGCCGATTACAGTAACTAGCGGCTATCGTGATAGCACACATCCTATCGAGGCTAGCAAAGACAGGGCTGGCATTCATACGATGGGGCTAGCGGCTGATATAGCTTGCACTGGACAGGAGGCTTATCACATACTGGCGTTAGCCTTCCAGCTAGGCTTTACTGGCATAGGTGTAGCGCAAAAGGGGCATAACAGGTTTATTCACCTAGATATCTACACTAAAACGCCACGCAGCAACGTTTGGAGTTATTAAGATGCTTACAGCATTATTACCGCTATTACAGCCAGCTATTGATAAAACGCTTGATTTGATACCTGATCCTAAAGCCAAAGAAAAGGCTAGAGCGCAGATGGTCGCAGAAGTAGCTAAAGCGGAAGGCACGTTTAGGGATTTTATTGTGCAATACGAAGGCGCGGCAAAAGATGTGCATATAAGCATTCAGATTTTGCGCGGCACAGTGCGGCCTGTCTTAACCTACTTTTTAGCAGGGGCGTTTATTTACGGCTTTCTAACGCGCAACGTATCAGATGACGCTATGGAAATGCTATGGCAGCTTAATCTGCTATCTCTGGGCTTCTGGTATGGTGAACGCGCGATGAAGAATTTGGGGCTAGATTTCAGCAAAAAGAAAAAAGATTAACCACTGCGCCAAATGCGCCAGCCATCGCCTTCTCGTCTACTGATGAATGGGATATTGCGGTATTTAAACGCAGCGCGGATACGGTCACGCGCATAGATATCATCCACAAAAATACTATCGCCTACGTCTAAATCGGCTATAAAATTGTTTTTGCCAGATACGCCCTTGTTAGGCATCGGCACATCTTTATCAATAATCATTTTTCATCAGACCCCATCGCTTATTAAAGCATTCAACGTGCAGGGTATCTCCCCTGCCATCGCAAGTAAAAACGCCATTTAGATTTACTGGCTTTTCACACCACGCACATTTATCGAAGCGCGGTGGTGGCGGCACGTCTTTCTGCTGCTTCTTTTTCTTTCTCTTGAACATGAAGATTTGCGCCTTATTCAATAGCTCTATAGC